TGATTGAATTTTTAAGTGGTCAGGTGGAACAATTAACTTTAGAACTCCAGGGTATGATGAATAATAAAGTTAATATCGAAAGATTACAAAAAGATATGCAGAAAGCTTTAGATGATATCGAAAAATTAAAGGACAAAATAAGAGCAAACGGTTCTTATACAGAAAGTAAAAAAGGAGACTAACAATGGACGCAACTACACTAGTTACAATTATTACAATGTTTATTGTTACTGAAACTTCAAGCGAGTTTGTAAAATATGATGGTCTAGGTGCGTGTTTGAAGGATAAGAGGGCAATAGAGAAACTAAAAGATGGCCGTAAAGCAATTTGTGGTCCGTCTATGGCAGAATTAGACGCTGATGGTAATATCATTAGTATCAAAAACAAAATGCCTGACCAATCAGGTAGTTTAAAGTTAGGTGGGACAGCAAAATCACTAACTGAAAAGAAAAAGAAAAAGCAAATTGAGGTATTACAACAATGAGAAATTTATTAATAACATTATTAATTGCTTTCTTTTTAGTAGGTTGTCAATCAACATCTAAAATTAAAGTAGAAAAAGAAATAGGATTACTTAAACAAATACAAGATAGAGGTTATCTAGTATGTGGAGTTAATGCAGACTTACCTGGTTTTTCGGCTAAAGATGAAGACGGAAACTGGAGAGGTTTAGATGTTGACTTCTGTAAGGCAGTATCAGCCGGCATATTTGGTGATGAAACTAAAGTAAAATATGTTGGTTTAAATTCAGCACAAAGATTTCCAACACTTGCCTCTGGTGAGATTGATTTACTTGCGAGAAATACAACATGGACAATTAGCCGTGATGTAAACTTAATGTTTGAATTTGCAGGTGTTAACTACTATGACGGTCAAGGATTTTTAGTACCTGCTGATTTAGGTATTACAAGTGCAACAGAATTAGATGGTGCCTTTGTTTGTATTACACCAGAAACTACGAGTGAATTAAATCTAAATGATTACTTTACTGAAAAAGAAATGAAATACAAACCAATACCAGTTGAAGGTAACAAAGAGGCAAAAGCAAAATTATTTGCCGGCGAGTGTGATGTATTTACTACAGACGCTTCAGGTTTAGCTTCAGCAAGAGCAGGTGCAGAAGACCCTAGTAAATGGGTTGTGTTACCTGAAATTATATCTAAAGAACCACTAGGTCCACTTGTAAGACAAGGCGACCAAGAATGGGAAGACATAGTAAGATGGACACATAATATTATGGTAAATGCTGAAGAGGCAGGTATCACTAGTAGAAATGTTGACACTATGTTAGATAGTAAAAATAAAGAAGTTAAAAGAATATTAGGAGAAGAAGGTTATATCGGACCAATGTTAGGTGTAGGTATAAAATTCGGATACAATATAATTAAATTAGTTGGTAACTACGGAGAATCTTACGAAAGAAATGTAGGACCAGATACAGACCTTAAATTAGAGAGAGGTCTAAATAATCTATGGAAGAATGGTGGTGTTATGTATGTACCACCTATCAGATAAGGATAAAAAATGAAAGATAAAATTTTAAACAACTTACCTATGATATGGGTAATGGCAATGTTGTTGTTTAGTATGACACTAGTTTTTAATCACGCTAAGGCAGATTGTACAGGTTGTGGAGATGACGGCCATCAAGTTTGTCCTATAGAAGAAGGTGCTCACTCTCATGCTCCGAAACCAGAAGTTGTTTTTGCAGTATGTGTATTTGCTGATGGTACTTTAATAGACCATAAAGGTGCAGATAGCATGTCTGATTGTTTAAAAACAAAAAGATTGGTTGAGGCTGAGTGGAGAAAAAAAGGTGAGAAAACAGATAGTGTTGAGATAAACGGTATCACTTATGAAATACACGGTGAATCTCTAGCATTTATGTGTGATTTAGTTGACGCAAATGTTCATCATTATGAAGACGGTTCTTGGGAGATAATTGAAATTTTAGGTAAACATAAGAAATAGGAGACTTATATATCACACATGGATTCAGATACAATTTTAACTATATCAAGACTATGGCCAATATTTGTGGCTTTCATAGTCTTGGTAATAACGCTTGCTCAATCTCACTACAGAATATCTGTAGCAGAAGAGAAGATAAAAGTATTGTTCGACTTAATCAATAAGATGAACGATAAGAAGTAATTAACTTGCCATTCTTAAAGGCAAATTTAATTCTTTTAATCGTGTCAACATATATAATTTTTTGAGTGTTCTTCTCCGTCTTCTTGCTTTTTGAAGTTTTATCTGGTACCAATGTAAGTTAAGTAAGTAAAGTTTCATTTTCTTATCATATCTAATAGTTTTTTTCAATCTTTTTCGTAGTTTCTTTTTCTGTAGTTGAGTCATTAGTCCCCCTGACTGTATAGATTGCTATTGTATTTGATTTGCCTTTCACTTGAACATCATCTAACTTTTCGAAATTGTATTTTGAGGATATTGAGTTGTAGGTATCTTCGCCGACTACGAGGGTTGCGTCATAATTTTTAGAGACACCTTCTAATCTACTTGCTAGATTAACAGCGTCACCTAATACAGAATAATCAAACCTTTGTTTGCTTCCCATATTTCCGACCACGGCTTCTCCTGTGTTAATACCTATTCCAATATTTAGTTTATTGCCTTCTCCGAAACCATCACTATCATTCAACTCTTTCAATTTACTCATCATTTCTAGTGCTGAATCGATTGCCTTTTCTTTATGATTTGCTGTGTCAATTGGCGCATTCCAAAAGGCCATAATGCAGTCTCCCATATACTTATCAATAGTACCACCATTCTTCATTATTATATCGGTCATTGGTGTAAGAAACTTGTTGATAACAACTGTAAGACCTTGAGGATTCTTTTTATATTTTTCAGAAATAGGAGTGAAACCTCTTATATCAGAAAACATAAATGTTAATTCTCTGGTTTCACCACCTAGTTTTAACAGACTAGGATTTTTTTGTAGTTTTTTGACCATATCTGGGGATAGATAATGTTCAAACTGTTTCTTTATTTGTAATTTTAATTTATTTTCTCTTGCATAATTATTATATGTCAAGTTTGCCCATACGATAGAACATATTACTAGAGGACTAAACCAATCATATAGATATATAAATTTCCACCAAAGGAAACCAGCAGTACCAAATAAATCAATTAAGAAAAGTCCATACCATATCATAGACCATCTAACACCACATCTTGGTATAATTATAAAAAAGAATAAAGCACCTAATATAATGTGTGCTAATTCAACATATGATATCCATTGTGGTCTATCAATAAATTTTTTAGACAATAAGTTTTCTGTACTGATTGCCATAATCTCATGTGTATTTTTTAAACCACCAGGTGTTAGAACATAAGTAGAACCTTTGAAAGTTGTACCAATAAAAACAATCTTACCTTTCATAGAAGACCAATCTTTATCGGCATAATCTATTCTAGGAATATAATGTCTAAAATCTATCCATAGTTTTTCATTTTCTACTTTAGGAAATTTTATAACTTTCATTATAACTTCTGGTATAGAATTCTCTAATGGTAATTTTCTAATTGTACCGTCAATGTCAATAGGTACTGATACATTACCTATTGCTAATGCTTTTCTTTCTATACTTTGGAGATTTTTAACTTCATTTGTTTCAGTTAGTATTACAGGATATTTCTCAATCATTTTAAGAAACATTGCGTCACCACCTAGTCTATCTTTATGTGGAAATACCACTTGAAGAACGACCAGAGCGGCTCCATTTTTATAGGCATTGATGATTGTACGACCTAATATGTCTCTTTTCCAAGGCCATTGTCCTTGTTTAGTGAGAGCTGTGTCAGATATGTCCAGTAATACTAGACTTTTTGACTCATATTTTGTACCAAATTTCTGGTAGGAATCAAATACATTTAGTTTTGTGGATTGTAATAGGCCTGGATTTCCTATATAGATACTCAATAGTAGTCCAAAAACTACAAATGGCCATACTTTATTGATTTTTTTAAACATTTTCAACCTCACTAACTATTTATTATAAATAATGGAGTAAAAGAACCACATTAGGATTTAACTATGAAAACAATTATTACTATTATTTTTGCGTTATTTCTCTATACTAGTGTAAGTGCTAGCGAATTAAACTTTAAGTTTGGCAGTCCATCATTTTCAGGCAACGGAAAATCATCACACTACCTAACAATAGAGAACATAGAGAAGACTAGAAAAGACGCAATAGCAGCTCAGAAAAAGGCAGACGCAAAAGCGGCCAAGGCTGAGACAGACGCATTGGCGATTAACAAATTTAAAGCAAATATAGAGGCTAGATTTTACACAGCTCTTGCAAAACAAATTACAGACAACGTATTTGGTACAGATGGTCTACAACAAGACTCTGGTACATTTACATCACCAATTGGTGGCGAAGTTGTTGCATGGACAACACCATCAGGAACAGGTAATGTTGTGGTAACGGTAACAGAAACAGACGGTAGTGTTACAACTTTTACAATGCCTAAAGAGGACAACTCGTAATGTTTAAGAGCATAGGCATATTACTACTAACTTTATTGTTAGTTAGTTGCGCTGGAAGACCTGACTTTGATGTTAGACCTCAGCAAGTAATGTACAAAGATTTAACTGAAATCAATTCGCCAAAAGGTGAGCCAATTATAATTGCAGTTTATGATTTTGCAGATTTAACTGGTCAGAAAAAACCAAGTGATAGTGTTGCTTCAATGTCAACAGCAGTTACGCAAGGTTCTTATCAACTTTTGATTAAGGCCTTATCAGACGCAGGTAACGGCGAATGGTTTAGAGTAGTAGAACGAACAAGTTTACCAAGTCTATTACAAGAAAGAAAATTAATTAGGTCTACAAGACAACAAGTAAATGGTGAGGGTGCAGAACCTTTACCGCCTTTACTATTCGCAGGTGCATATATCACAGGTGGTATTGTAGGTTATGATAGTAATACAAAGACAGGTGGTCTAGGTGCTAGAGTTTTAGGAATACAAACTCATAAGCAATGGAGACAAGATGTAGTTACTATTATTTTAAGATTGGTCAATGTTCAAACAGGTGAAGTTGTTATTTCAACAACAATAGAGAAGACAATTATATCAAGTGAAACTGGTGGAGATGTCTTCAAATACTTTGACGCTGATACAATGTTAGTAGAGATTGAAGCTGGTGTTTCCAGAAATGAACCAGTTACATATGCAGTAAGAAAAGCAATAGAAGCAGGTGTAGTTGATATGATTAATTTAGGTGCAGAAAAAGACTTATGGGAATTTGATGTTCCTGTTGCAGTAGTACCTGAAATAAAAGACTATGACCATGTTTCAGATTTACCACAAGCACACCCTAATATTGATTTAGATGTGGATATAGGGGAAGAAAAGGTAGAAAAGACTTACGAAGACTACCTTGATGAAAAGAAAGCTAAAAAAGAAAACGATTTAGCAGATAAAAAATTAAAAGACGCCGCTAATGAAGAGGCGTGGAATCAAATAGAAGACATATCTGAAAAGGAGGAACAAGATGAAAAGACTGATAATGATTCTGGTGACTCTGGCAATCCTAACGGCTAATAGTTGGGCAGGTAACAGCGTATATATACAGCAAGATAACCAAAACAAAGCAGGTTCTGTTTACATAAAACAAGACGGAACTGGTAATACTTTTGGTATATCTACATCAGCTCCATTTGTAATAGATGGTCCTAACCTTACAATTATTGTAAAACAATTAGGTAACACAAATACCACAGATGATACTGGCGATATGAAATTTTATGGTTCTAATATGACCTTTGATTATATTGCAACAGGAAACTCAAACAAATTAAGATTAGATTTAGGCGATACAGACGCTGATGGTCATTATTACGATATAGATGTTGTAGGTTCATCAAACATTGTAGATATTTCAGGTCATGCAAGTGATGACATACAAGATACTCACATAGATTTAGATATAAGAGGTGACTCAAACGATTTTTGGGCATATGTTAGAGGTGACTCACACTTCTTATATGTTCTTATGTCAGGTAATTCAAATGATGTGGAGTTTTATGGTAACACCAATTCAAGTGGTATGGTAGGTGCTAGTAAAGCAAATGTAATGATTGGTCCTAATATAGAATCACACGGACAATTTGCCGATACAACTGGTGATGAGGGCGCTACAATAGATGTTTATATTGTTGGTTCTTCAAATCAAGTACATATGTCCAGCCATGGTGCTGACAATTATCAAGTACATGATGTCATAGGTGATTCAAATGTTTTAGATGTTCATCCAGACGCCGTTGGTTCTCATGTTAGAATGGTACAATACGGCGATAACAATTACATGAAGACAGTTACAAGTGGTAACAATAATACATTAAGATATTATGGTAATGGCGGAAACAATAATGCTCAAGTTTATCTTTATACTAGTGGTTCAGTTGTAGAATTAATACAATTGAATGGTGGTAATACGGCAAATCTAACAGTAAACGGTGATTCAATTTATGATTACACCTTACTAGTTGACCAAGACGGCAACGACACATGCAATTATACTTTCAATAGAAGCGACCAGACAGCAGATACAACCGTTCAGTTAACTAACTCGGGTTGTTAAGATGAGAAAACTCCTATTTTTGGTATCGTTCCTGATACTAACTTGTACTAGTGCCAGCGCTGTAGCTCAAAAAGTAGGTGAGATTGTAGGACAAATGGGGTCAACTTTCAACGAGAGAGAAGGTAAGACCGAAAAAGTTGTAATGGGTTATGAGTTGCAGATGAAAGACTTTCTTCAAACAGGTGAAGATGGTGGTATGATTTTATCTTATGTTGATGGCACCAAATTTACAATGGGTCCTGGTACAGAAATGACCATTGATGAGTTTGCTTTTGATACAAGTAAAGTACCAATAATTGTTGCAATGGCAACAACAGTAAATGTAGGTTCATTTACATACGAATCAGGACAAGTATCAAATTTAGGTGGCGAAGTAAATATAAATGCTGGTTTTGCCACGGTAACAGTACAAGGTACTGCCTTTTCGGCAACTGTAGAAACATCCGGTCAAGCAACAATTACTTTATTACCAGATAGCCAAGGTGAAGTAGGGCAGGTAACAGTATCTACAGACGCAGGTTCTCAAACAATTACAAATGTTTACAATTCGGTAACAGTTACATCAAACGATTTAACACCAACACCACCAAAAATAGAAACTAATAAGTCTGATATCATAGAACTAAAAGATTTCGAAGAAGATATAAAAGAAGATACATCTAAATCTTTTGGTGATGTAGATAAAAAATCTGATATTTCTAAATCAGAAGATAAAGCACAAAAACAAGAAGAGGCTTTAATTAACGAAGATGTATCTGTACAAGAAGATAGTAACGCAATTGTACAAACTGATATGTCAGTTAGTGAAACAGACTCTATAATTGAAACAAAATCAGTAGAAGAAAAAACATTAGATACGGCAGCTGTAGAAGCAGAAGTTGATACATCTTATTATGATACATGGGAAGAAGATTTAAAAGAATGGGATATTATAGATGAGAACAATGAGATATCAGTATGGGACGCTGATGGCGAAAAGAAAATGGATTGGGATGACGCCAAAAAAATGTATGCAGAAATGGACCAAGCATACTTTGACGCTATAGGTTGTTCAGACTGTACATGGGATAATATTGATTGGGATAATGTAAATTGGGACGAGGTAGATTGGGACGCTTATGATGAGGCGTATAACGAAACACTAGAAAAGTATGGTCTATCATCTTGGAATGTAGAAGTAGAAACTGCTGATGTAGTTGAAGAAACAAAAGAAGAAACCGAGGCTGATGTTTCTGATGGTTATACATGGGAAGATTTTTATATGGATGACGCCTATTATAGTAATGCAGAATACATTAACAACGGTGGTCCTCCTACATTAACACAAGCAAACTATTGTGATTACAATGGTTACGACCCCTCTTGGTGTAACCAAGAGTACCTTGATTACTTAAACGAATGGTATAAAGATGACTGGACTTTAAAAGTTATTGAAACTTCTTGGACTAAAAAGTCTAAAGAAATATTTGCTAAATTATATGGTTGGTGTGGAACTTATCCTAATTGGGAAATGTGTCCTGACCAACCTAAACCATGGAAGATAAAAGATTTAAAAGACAAGTACATTGCAGATTGGACTTGGGACGATTGGGATATCTATTGGCAAAAAGTAAATGATTGGTGGTATTCTGGTTGGGAAGATGAACAAGCGGAAGATAATTGGGAAGACGAATATACTTATGAAGATGATTACGATATAGACGCAGAATTAGAACAATGGTTAGCAGACATAGACAACCAATGGGATTGTGAATGGTATGGTTACTATTGGGATAAAGCAAACTCAGCTTGTGGTACAGAATGGGTTGATAACTCGGAAGTAGAAACAGTTGTAACTGCTAGTGGTGAAGAATTAAATTATTCTACTGGTGATATTACACAAACTATTACAACATCAAACGAACTTACAGGTTCATCTTCTGAAACAAGAACAGGAAGATACTCAACATTAAATAATGAGTTTGACGCAACAGCGTCCACTTCCGGTGATTACACAATTATAAATAGGTATAATGACAATCATAGGTCTTATATAAAAACTGAAACTGCTAACGAAGCAGATGTACAGATTTTACAAGACAAAGAAGCTCAGCACCTTGATGTTGGCAATAGTGCCAGCCAAAACAATATAACAATCATACAAACGGACTAAATATGGATTACGGAACTATTTTTTTAATTTTAACAGTTGCTTGTTGCATTTACGGATGGATAGCAGCTTACAGGTGGGTAGATAGAACTTTCTAATGGCAGATAACTCAATGATAACAGACCTCAAAGTAGAACTAGAGGGTATCAAACAAAATTTAAATACCGTGGATACTATCCATGGCAGACTAGATAACGCTATTGTACAACTTACGACAGTTGCTACAGATGTTAAATCAATGCTAGCTGTACACGAAGAAAAATTACACCGTGCAGAAAAAGTTGATGACCTTATTTTTCAAAAATTTAGAGACAAACAAGAAGAAATGGACAAAATCTATACAGACCTAAAAAGAGACGCTGAGGTACAAGAACAAAGAATAATGAATGAATTGAAAGCACTACACATTTCGGTAAATAGGTTAAAAGATGATACTGCCAAGGTCATGGAAATGAACACCAATAGAATATCAGTATTGGAACAGTATAAATGGTTCATTATGGGTGGTGCAATAGTAATTGGTTGGATTATATCAGGAAACTTTGAATTCCTGGTCAAAATGATGAGCTGACCAGACTGGTCGCTTTCGTTAGAAAAATAGCGCCGGAAGAGCGGAGGCTTTTTTTTAGTCGGAACCTTTTTTTCGGAAACGCTTGACTTTTAGTTTCTTTTAGTGTATTATAGATACTATACTAATTGAGAATGTGCTAAATGTCAAATTATATAGATTTAAAATTCATAAACCTGTTATCCACAAGGCTAGATAAGTTTAAACAAAAAACTGACTACCTTTTTAACTTTAGATGTCCACATTGTGGCGATTCGACAAAGAATAAGTCTAAAGCTAGAGGATACATGTATCGAGTAAAAAACGATATGTTCTTCAAATGCCATAATTGTGGCATGGGACAATCGCTCGGTAATTTTATCAAATTTCTTGATTCAAAATTATATAGTGAGTATCTATTAGAGAGATACAAAGGCTCAGCACCTGCTACGCCAAAGCCTCTTAAACAATTTGACTTTAAACCAAAGTTTGAACAAACAAACATACTAGAAGGCCTAAAGAAAATTAGTGAATTAGATTTAAAACATCCTGCTAGGCAGTATGTTGAGAAAAGGTTGATTCCTCCCCAATATTATGATATACTATATTATTGTAATAAGTTTCACACTTATGCGAATAAGATAAAGCCTGATACATTTCCTTTGCAATATGACCATCCAAGATTGGTTATACCATTTTATGATGTATCAGGCAACCTTTTTGCCTTTCAAGGCAGAGCATTCGGGAAAGAACAACCAAAATATATTACAATAAAGCTTGACGAAAACAAACAAAAGATATATGGTTTAGAAAGAATCAATTATCAACAAGAAATTTTTGTTGTTGAAGGACCTATTGATAGTTTGTTTATAGATAATAGTATAGCAGCCGCTGGTGCTGATTTGAAAAGTTTGAGAACTGATATCAATAATGTAACTTACATCTTTGATAACGAACCTAGAAATAAAGAAATTGTCAAAAGAATGTATGAGGCAGTTGAAAGAGATTACAAGATAGTAATATGGCCAGACACGATAACGCAGAAAGATATAAACGAGATAATACAATCAGGAGTAAGTAAAGATGAACTACAAACTATTATAAGTACCAACACCTTCTCCAAGTTGGAAGCACTCACACGACTAAACGCATATAAAAGAATTTAAGGAAAGTAGATAATCAATGAATACACAAGCAATCACAAATGTAAAGAAAAGAAACGGAAGAGGGACAGAACCTTTAAACATAGATAAAATTCACGAAATGGTCGAATATGCAACAGAAGATATTACAGGTGTTTCCTCATCACAGGTAGAAATGAATAGTGGATTGCAATTTTATGATGGTATTACTACAGACGAAATTCAACAAATATTAATTAAGTCAGCTTCTGATTTAATAAATTTAGAAACACCAAACTATCAATTCGTAGCAGCTAGATTATTATTGTTTAGTTTGAGAAAACAAATATTTCATAGAATGTGGGACCATCCACATTTTTACAAACATGTCCAAAAATGTGTAGATTTAAAAGTTTACGATAAAGCTATTTTAGATTTATACGAACAAAAAGATTTTGACCGTATGGAAAATTGGATTAATCACGAAAGAGATTATGATTTTACATATGCTGGGTTAAGACAAGTTATGGACAAGTATCTTGTACAAGATAGAAGTAGTGGTGAAATCTATGAAACACCACAATTCATGTATATGATGATAGCAGCTACTATCTTTGCAAAATACCCAAAAGAAAAAAGGATGAGTTATGTTAAAAAATATTATGACGCAACTTCAAAATTTAAAATCAATATCCCTACGCCTGTTATGGCTGGTGTACGAACTCCTGTTAAACAGTATGCGAGTTGTGTATTGGTTGATATTGATGATACTTTGCCTAGTATCTTTAGTGGTGATATGGCTATTGGCCGTTACATTGCCCAAAGAGCTGGTATCGGTATCAACGCAGGTAGAATTAGAGGAATCAATGCAAAAATCCGAGGAGGAGAAGTACAACATACCGGAGTTATACCGTTCCTTAAAAAATTTGAAGCAACTGTTAAATGCTGTACTCAAAACGGAGTACGAGGCGGTAGTGCAACTGTTCACTTCCCCATTTGGCACCAAGAAATAGAAGATATTTTAGTTTTAAAAAACAATAAAGGTACAGAAGATAATAGAGTTAGAAAATTAGATTATTCGATTCAAATTAGTAAACTATTCTATGAAAGATTTATTAATGATGAAGATATTACTTTATTTTCTCCTCACGAAGTACCTGAATTGTATGAAGCATTTGGTACACCAGAGTTTGATGAGATTTACTTGACTACTGAAAGAAAGACTAGTGTTAATAAAAAGAAAGTATCAGCACAATCTTTGTTTATGGCAATGTTAAAAGAAAGAGCAGAAACAGGTCGTATCTATATTCAAAATATAGACCATAGTAATACACACTCCAGTTTCAAAGACAAAGTATCAATGTCTAATTTATGTCAGGAAATCACTCTCCCAACCACTCCAATTCAACATATTGATGGTGATGGTGAGATTGCTCTATGTATTCTATCTGCTATCAATGTGGGTACGATTAAAGACATAGAAGAATTAGAGAACCTTTGTGATTTATCAGTAAGAGCTCTTGATGAGATTATAGACCATCAAGAATATCCAGTTAAGGCTGCTGAAGTATCTACAAAGGCAAGAAGAAGTTTAGGTATCGGTTATATTGGTCTTGCACATTACCTAGCAAAACTAGGCTATTCATATGAACAAAAAATGGCATGGAGAGAAGTAGATAAACTTACAGAATCTTTCCAATACTATTTGTTGAAGTCTAGTGTAGAACTTGCTAAAGAAAAAGGTAAATGTACATACTTTGACCGTACAAAATATTCGGATGGGATATTACCCATTGACACCTACAAAAAAGAGGTAGATGAGATTGTAAATCGTAAGCTATCTATGCCGTGGGATAAATTAAAAAGTGATATCAAAGAGTTTGGGCTGCGACATAGCACATTATCAGCTCAAATGCCATCCGAATCCTCTAGTGTGGTTTCAAATGCTACAAACGGCATTGAACCACCTAGAGATTATTTAAGTGTTAAGAAAAGTAAAAAAGGTCCATTGAAACAAATTGTTCCAGATTATAAGAGATTGAAAAATAATTATACTTTATTATGGGATATGAAAGACAATAATGGATATATAAACATAGTTTCTGTTATGCAGAAGTATTTTGACCAAGGTATTAGTGGTAATTGGTCATACAATCCTGAACACTTTGAAGATAATCAAGTACCATTATCAGTAATGGCTCAAGATTTATTAAACACTTATAAATTGGGTTGGAAGACTTCTTATTATCAGAATACATACGATAGCAAAAAGGATGTTGATGAACCATCACATTCTATTGGTTGGAAAGACGAACAAGAGCCAGCTTTGCAAAATCCTGCTAGTGAGCATTATAATAGTCAAATGCCATTAGAAGATGAGGAGAATTGCGATAGCTGTTCAATATAGAAAGGTAGCCTATGGCATTTTTGTGTGTCAATACACCTCATGTAGAGGTCAAGGTCAAGAAGGAGTATTTGTATGATTTTCAACATGGGCATGGCGAGTATGTTGACGGAGTATGGGTTACAGCAAAATCAGTCCAAGGTCGTGCCTTATATTTTGAAACCTATTTGCCTGAATATGGCGCTTTGTATGATAAGCTTCCTATTAGTGCATTTTGTTGGAAAGATGTAAAGGAAGATGTACCTTTAACAGAATTACAGTTATGGGATTGTTTTAGCTATGACATTACCATAATTGAAAAACAGTTGTTATCAGGAAATCAATGTAAGTACATGTCGCCATCTAAAAAATGGTATCATGGCCATTATATGTTTAGTATAGACAACTGTAATAGTACGAATTTAGAAAGAAATGTAACTTATAGTGAAATACCAAGTCAACATAAGTCTTTCAATATAATTAAGTTAGAGAACGGTTACTTTGCCGCTCAACCTAACAATAGAGTTTTATTCTACGACAAGTCTTTGACGCCAGGTAAATTGAAATTTCCTGACTTCAAGGTGTCCACCGTAGAGTTTAGTGTAGAAGGAAATAATAAGTGGACAGCAGGTGATGATGACAAATATTTTTACGAATTAAAGGAAAGAGAAGATTAATGGCAATTAGCGTTTTTAATAAAGATAAAGATTTAGATTTCACAAAACAACCTATGTTTTTTGGTGAAGATTTACAAGTACAAAGATATGATAATATGAAGTATCCTATTTTTGATAAACTTACTCAACAAATGTTAGGTTTCTTTTGGAGACCAGAAGAGGTGTCCTTACAGAAAGATAGAAATGATTATCTATCTTTGAGACCTGAACAAAAGAATATCTTTACATCTAATCTAAAGTATCAAACTATGTTAGATAGTGTACAAGGTAGAGGTCCATGTTTGGCATTTTTACCTTTCTGTTCACTACCTGAATTAGAAGGCGCTATTGTAACATGGGACTTTTCAGAAACAATCCATAGTAGAAGTTATACATACATTATTAAAAACTTATATTCAGACCCAGCAGAAATATTTGATACAATTATCAAAGATGAAAAGATTGAAAAGAGAAGTGAATCGGTTACTAAATGTTATGATGACCTTATCAATATGGGTTATAAAAGTTTAATTGACCCTAGTAAAGTTGATATGTACGAACTTAAAAAGAAAATGTACCTTGCAATGGTAACTGTAAACATACTAGAAGGATTAAGATTCTATGTATCATTTGCTTGTTCGTTTGCATTTGGTGAATTAAAACTACTAGAGGGTAGTGCTAAGATTATTTCTTTCATAGCAAGAGACGAGAGTCAACACCTTGCAATCTCTCAAAGAATTATTAATAACTGGAGAGACCATGAGAATGACAAAGACTTTACAAAAATTATAAAAGAAACTGAAAAAGAAGTTTATAAAATGTATGATGACGCTGTAAAGGAGGAAAAAAGGTGGGCAACTTATCTATTTTCACAAGGAAGTATGATTGGATTATCAGAAAAACTGTTACACCAATTTGTAGAATACATGGCAAACCGAAGAATGAGAGCAATCGGTCTAACTCCAGTTTACGACCAAAAAACAAATCCACTTCCGTGGGTAGACCATTGGTTAAATAGCAGGTCTTCACAAAATGCTCCACAGGAAACAGAAATCGAAAGTTATGTTATTGGTGGCATTAAGCAAGATGTTGAAAAAGACCAATTCAAGAAATTTAAATTATAGTAAATATGGTAAAATTGAAAAAAAACTGTTCCAACTGTAAGTCTAAATATACAGTAGTGTACAATGACGAAGAGGTTGAGTTAGAACCTCTTTCGTGTCCTTTTTGTGGTTATGAAATAGATGATGAAATAGATGAGACAGATGAAGAAATTGAAAACGAAGAAGATAATTGGAATTGATTATAGTTTAACATGTCCGGCCGTTTGTGTAACAAATGGTAGTTTTGACTTTGAAGATTGTAAATTCTATTATACGACAACTAAAAAAAAGTATGAAGGCCAAATGGCCAAAAACATTATAGGGTATCCTACAAAACCTTATAATGATGATATCGAAAGATTTAAAAATCTATCAGATATGGTACTTGAAACTATAGGTTATGTTGTTAATCCAGAAATTTATATAGAAGGATATTCCTTTGGAAGTAGAGGCCGTGCTTTGTTTCAGATTGCAGAAAATGGTGGTATATTAAAGTATAGATTATCAAAATACAAATACACAATAATTCCACCTGCCAATGTAAAGAAGTTTGCAACAGGTAAAGGTAATGCTGATAAAGAAAAAATGTACGACCAATTCTATGTTGACACAGGAGTTAATCTAATGGAAATGTTTGAACAAAATACTTTAGCAAGTCCTGTATCAGATATAGTTGACGCTTATTACATTGCGAAGTATGGTACAACTCTATGAAAATATTAAGAGCTCAAAAGAAAGTAGATGGTTTAACTATAACTTTTCCAGATGTAACATTATTTGATGTAGAAAAAACAATGATATTAGCTGGTGAACATTGGTTAAGAAAGAGAATTGCTAAACATAATTATTTTGAAAGTTTTGAAAAATTTGGTATGATTTACCCTATTACATGTACTGACCATGACCATCATTGGAAAATGCAAGAAATGTGGCCAAAAGATGAACATGATTGTTATATAGAGGGTATAGCTTGTCATACAGGACAGAAAAGGTTACTATGGGCAAAAGACAAAGGTTATACACACATTGAAGGATATTATGTGATATCACTTGAAGAGAAAAATCAAATACTTTTAAAAACTAAAATTCCACATAGACAGGTAGAAACACATGCTATTAGTATTTGATGTAAAAAGAGCCTCTTCTGGTTTTGTAAACAATTTTGCCAGTAGATTTCCTAATACCGTATATAACGCCAAAGAAGAAAGTGGTGGTGAAAAGTTTTATAATTATACTTTTCCAACATGGAATGGTAAAATAAATGAAGGTGATGAGGCAGTATTTCAAGGTTTAATAAGAAACACTAGAGAAGTTTATGAAGCCTGTAAAGAACAAGAAAGAAATTTTTATTACCTAGACCAACCTTATTTCTTCTTTTCAAACTATACTCAACATGCACCAACAGGTGATAGATGGTACAGAATTATTAAGAACGATACACAAAAAACCTTTATTGATAAATCTCCTAGACACCAACGGAGATACGAAAGATTATTAACAAGACTTAAAGACCACCCACAAGCATTAAATGAAATTACAACAAAACCATGGCGTGATGATGGTAAAGAGATATTAGTAATACCACCAAGTTATCATACTGCTAAATGGTATGGTATTGATAGAGCTGATTGGGAAAGGTATTATGTTAATGAGATTAAAAAATATACAAAAAGACCTATTAATGTAAGACACAAATTTAAAGGCAATGCTCAAGATGTAACAGTAGCTGCCAAAAATAAAAAAGATTTATATGAAGATTTAAATAACGCATTTGCTATAGTTTCTTTCCATAGCATGTGTGCTTCACAGGCAGTTGTTCATGGCATACCTAGTTTCTGTAGTGAACATAGTCCAGCATGGCCTGTAAGTTTAGGTTTAAATGAATTGGACCAAATTGAAGACCCTTTATATTCTGGTGAAAGACAACAATGGTTATATTCATTGTTAGGTAGTCAGTTTACAGAAGGAGAAATGAAATCAGGTAACGCATATAGATATGTAAACGGAGAAAATGTATGATAAGAAAAATAATAGATTTCTTTAGAACAAAGTATAAAAACTGGAAAGCTAAAAGAGATTTAAAGAAACAAGACCCTTTTATTTACAAATGAGAACATTAGGCATAAACTGTCTAAACCATGACGCAGCTATGGCCGTTGTGGAAGACAATCAGATTCTTTGGGCTGCTCATGCAGAAAGATATTCAAAGATAAAGAATGACCAATTTTTAAATTGGGATATTGTCAAAGAGGCTATGCAGTATGGTCCTTTTGATTGTGTTGTTTACTATGAAAAACCATGGTTGAAGAAAGCGAGACAATTGAGAGCAGGCCAATATGGTTACGCTTTTGATTTAGAAGAGTTGCCTAATAGATACTTAAAACAATTTGGTATTAATATAGATGAATATGTAAGTCATCATGCCTCACACATGGCAGGTGGTTATTATACAGCACCAAAAACATTCAGACATTCAGAAGTATTAACTATAGACGCCATTGGAGAATTTGAAACCACTACTCATTGGGATTGCCACCCACACACTTTAGGTAGACCTGATGGCATTAGAAAAGTAAAATCTTTTAGTTATCCATATTCACTTGGTTTATTATATTCAGCAATTACACAAAGAATAGGTTTAAAACCAAATGAAGAAGAATATATTACTATGGGCATGGCTGCTTATGGTAAAGACATATGTAATTTAGAACCTTTGTTAAAAAGAAATTTACACCGTGGTTGTGGTAACATATATCCTGACGCAAGACCAGAAGACTTAGCCGCTTCAGTACAAGCATTGTACGAAAGAAAATTATTAAAATTGGTTGAGTCTACAACTTGGAACAATCTTATATTATCTGGTGGTTGTGCCTTAAATTGTGTTGCAAATAGTTTAATTAAAGGTAAGAACATTTGGATTATGCCAAATCCAGGAGATAGTGGTTCGGCATTAGGTTGTATACCTGCCTTACATAAAAAACATTTAGATTGGAAAGGTCCTTTTCTAGGTTATAATATTGAAGGAGAATATCCAGTAGATGATTTAATTAAGGAACTTAAAACAAATAAAATGGTAGGTGTTGCCAATGGTCGTGCTGAATACGGACCAAGAGCATTAGGTAACAGAAGTTTATTGGCAGACCCTAGAGGTCCAGAAGTAAAAGACATGGTAAACAAAATTAAAAAGAGACAGGCATTTAGACCATTTGCACCTGCTATATTATTAGAAGATGTACATGAATATTTTGATATGCCAAATGATGATAGTCCTTACATGCAGTTTGTTGGTACATGTAAATACCCTAAAGAATTTCCTGCTATTATACATGTAGATGGTACTAGTAGAGTACAGACAGTTACAAAAGAAGACAACGAAGGTTTTTATAATCTATTAGTAGAATGGAAGAGACAGACCGGTTGTCCTATACTTTTAAACACTTCACTAAATATTAAAGGTAAACCGATTGTGAATGATAAACATGATGGTGAGTTATTTGAGGAAAAGTATGGCGTCAAAGTTATATAATTTAGGTTGTAGTTTTGCATATGGTAATTGTGTACCAACAAGAAACAAATTAGGCAACGAACATAGAGGACCTGGTACTTATGTTGCTGAACATCTAGGTTACGAAGAGATTAACCTTGCTTGTAATGGCAATAGTATTGACGGTATTTTAAGAAGACTTTATACAGATAAATTTGAAACTGGAAGTATTATATTAATAGGTGTACCACCTGCTAGTAGATTTCAAATAGTAAACAATCATCAAGAAATAGTTTATAACAAAGTCAGAGCTGGTAAATCCAGTTGGGGTGCTGATGACGAGGCACAGCATTGTATTAAACACGCTTTCACAAAAGGACCACATAGAGACAATGATTGGTTTTTATCATACAAGTGGCCTGAAATTAACGATAGAAAGTTAGAAAAGAAGATGGACATTAATGAGACAGCTTCTTATCTTTTATATTTTAATCTTGCAAAAATACAAACAAGAATAAGATATCAATTAGGTTTAGAATATTATATCTACAATTCAGTAGGTTTTAATTATAAACCACATAATGAAGAGACAATATACCTAAAGAATATGGTTGACTTGTCTAATTACTATCAACCCGAAACGGACATGTTCTCACTAGTAAAAACAGATACAAAGTATGAACTTGCTGAAGGAGACCAACATCCAAATCATCTAGCCTACAAAGTATGGTCAGATGGTTTTTGTAAATGGTTAGAAGGAAAAAAGAAATGAATTTTTTAACATCAATACAAAATTGTAAAAAACACCATAGTCCTTGGTGGTATATTACAATGGAAGACGCATTGACAGATGAACAAATTGTTGAAATCAAAAATGCCAATATCGAAATAGAAGGCAAGTTGAATGATGGTACAAGGTCTGGTTATAAAGAAGGCGTTGAAAAACAAAATCATAAGTTTAGAGAATATGTAACTAAAGAAAATAGTCATAGATATCCTGAACTAACAAAATTAATTAAAGAATTACAAAGTCAAGAGGTAAGAGAACTTATATTTAATAAAGTATTTGCACCTTATGAAGATATGGCACAACCAAAAAACTTTGAAGGTTGTTATGTAAGACTAGAGGTGTTAAATGACCCTAAAGGTTTCTGGTTGAAACCACATTTAGATATTGAAGAGAAACTTATATCTAGTTTAATTTATGTCAACGATACAG